GGAGTGTCCGCTGGAGGTGGTGTGCCAAAAGTATAATTCTGGGCAGCCGCGTCTCGAAGTGCTTCCATCTGCGCTAATTGCTCTGCGCTGGGACCATATTCAATAGTCTGTCCCGGAAAATCAATTCCAGCTACCGCCGTGGCCCCGCCAAGCGTAATCGGCTGACCTGACGCATCAACCATATTAAAAGCTTCTCCGACTCTTCTGAAATAACCGGTGTTAAGCAAACCTTTTAAGTTAGGCGCTAACATATTCGATTGTCCAGCGATGATCATTCTCACGGCGTTTTGTGCCTCCGCGGGGGTCAAACCTTGCTCGGCTAAAACGTTTTTCTGTAGATCAGTAAGGGCCTGTCCCCCCTCTTGCATACGCCGAGGTTGCACAAAGCTACCGAGTCCAGAATATAAATCACTCATACGGTTATTCATAACCCATGTAATCGCCGCCCTTTACTGCTGCGCCCATGCCACGTGCTTTCATTTTCTTAAGCGCACCGGGTATTTTAACGTCGGCAGTCTTGCCATAAGGCACGCGACCCTGCTTATCGATCTGTGCAAACTCGACCGCCTTGGGTCCGTTTCCGGGTTTATTTCCATTAACTTTTACTGATCTACCCATTAGTCATCCTTCTTTAGAAGTTCACGTTGGAAAGCGGCATCAATTCTAGCACCCGTTTGCCGCTCTTGAGAAGCAATACGTTGCTGGAACTGATCCTGCCTGATCTGTTGGTTTTGTTGCTCGAGACCCAGTTTTTGCATATCAACCTGGGTGTCAGCCTGTTCTTTCTGCGCCTTAAGCTGCAATTCTTGCTGTTTGAGTGCAACCAGTGGGTCGGGTTGTCCTGCGCCCGTAAGCTGATTGGTCAACTGTATCAGCATCTGCATACCCTCGGCCTCGAACTGGGCCATCAATGCCGCCATATCCATGTTTTGGCCTTGTTGTTGCGCCGCCATTTCTGCTTGCTCCATCGCTTGCATCTTGACGTGCTGCATAATGTGTTTCTGGAAGCTTGCCGCCAGCGTAGGATTGCCCGCGACCATCGGACTGATTGCAAAACTGAGGTGCGCTTGTATGTGAGCCGCGTGATTCTGCCCTCTGAATGCCTCCATCGGCAACATATCAAGACCGTCAATGTTCTCCTGCACCGGATCTTTTGGTACCGGATCCGTTTCAGGCACAGACTTCATAATACGATCGACATCAGTAATACCCAGCGCCTCGTACATATCTCTGAATATCTCGGGCATATTGTGTAACTCAGGCGCGGCCCCTGCGAGCTGCAATTTGGTCTGGGCCATCATAATACGCTGAGATTGACTGAATACGTTGGGGTTGCTGACCGGCACCACGTCCACACGGGAGTCAAAGTCCTCGCGCATCACGGTCGCATCGGCCCCTTCTACCGCATAAGGGTATTCCTGTGGCAGACTTTCGCCCATGACCCGTGCCAGTATCTTGAATTCTTTACGCATGGCGTAATGCAAACGTTTGTGCACCGCGCTCATGACCCGCGAGCCCTGCTCCATCATCGCAATGGTCGTGCCCACCGCAGCATTTTGATTGCCATCCCCTACTTTCAGGTCAGTAATCGTTGCAAACCGCTGTCCAGCTTGCACCACGAAGCCGAGAAGGTTGAATAACGTCTGATCCGGGCCTTTGAAAGGCAACGGCATCAAACTGTCTCTAATGGCTCCTCCGGGCGCGTCAACGTCCCTGAACTCACCGGGCTGTAATGGATCATCGTCGTCTCTGATCCGTAGACCACGGGCTTTGAATCCTGCTGGCAGGTTAGATAGCGTTCCAGCGTCGATTAATTGCCGTAAAGCTGCCGTCGCGGTCCTTGACAGGCCCCCAATTGTGTGAATGAGCCCCAATCCGTAGAACCCGAACCCCGGTAAAAACTTAAAATGTGTGAAATATTGTATTTTTTTGCGATTTTCGTCGTCTTCCATGTAATTTCGACGTATCGCGAGCACCTGACCGTTGTCCGCGGACAAAGTGACGACGTAGGGTACCTTGATTCCGGTAGGTTCATCGTCATCGTCCACGTCTTCGTAGCCTTCAAGGTCCAAATCTACGTGGCATTCCAGTAATGTGCAGTCATAATCGATCTGAGACGGCTCAACGCCCTCAATTCGGTTGGTTTCTTCGTTCACCGAGGTCAAATCTTTCTGTGCGGGCATGACTTCTACGTCTCGATAGAAGCCCGCTATCTGATTCTTGCGTAAATCGTTCAAAGACATACGCACAACTTGCGTAATATTGGGGCAAGTCTCGAGGTCCGAGGTCTCATAAGGAACAACCAAGTTCTCAACCGGCACAAATTTGCTCACAACCCGGTTCATGGCCTCATCAAAGTAGGTTTTCTTGAAAGTTGAGCCAGCCAGCGGCAAATAAAACAACATTTGGTCCATATCAGGGGTGTATTCCTCCATGATATTGGTCAAATAATAATTCATAAACTGCTTGACGCGCTGTGCCTGATTGTTCTTTTCAGGGGTGTCCTCGCCGATGACGATCGTTCGAACGGGACCCGAAGAAGGTAACAGCTCATTGAACGCCTGTGCTTGGAATTGGGTCGCTGCTTCGGCTAACAAAGGATGCGTCACCCCAGAGGCACCTCGAAATGGCTCTGTTCGCTCATCGTAAGTAAACCCTAGCAGCTCGAGCCCGTTGGCATACGCCTCTTCCCAGTCCTGACGACTGGCTTTATTGGCGTCAAACTCGGACATCAGCTCAGAAGAAATGCGGCCAAGTTCGCGGTCCGGGATCTCCTCTGCAAGGTTGGCGTCAAATTCTACTTCTTTGCCTTTCTCCTTGGATTGTGGATCAAAGTCCACAATGACCCCGCCGTCCTCTTCAGGAATGATCTCGATGCTGCCGACATCTTCGGAGGCAATCATTGCCATGACATCGTTCTGCGATCCGGGAAGCTCGATCTCTATCTCAGCTTGCAGGTCCTCTTCGTCCAGTTGTGACGGGACATTACGGTCCATCAAGCTACCTTGTCGGGTATCTATTTCAGACATCTAACCCCCTACATCATCCGCATTTGATTGAAATATACATCAAGACCGCCCACAGGACCACCCATAGCTTTACTTTCTGGATTATTTCTGCGGCGCAATTCCATTTCTATTGATGTTTTTTCGGCGTCTGCTTTGGCACGATTTTTTGGCGACAGGTTTTCTCTCAAAGTTCCTTCGAGATATTGCAGCCTACTAAATAAATAAGAGTCTTTTGTGCCTTTAAGGTCGATTGAAGACGCCGAGCTGGGTTGATACCTTCTGTTAATCTGACCACGATCGGGGTCGAGTGCTCTACGGACCATGAATCTTAAATCACTGGGCGAGCCAAGTTTTCGAAGCTCGGGCCCTGAAATGTTTCCTTTTAATTTAAGACCTTGATAAACGACAGGGTTTTGGCTTATAGGTGTATATATCTTTTTTTCAAAAACATCGGGCCTCGATTGGACTAAAAAGTCAGCCGTTTCTTCCGGTAATTTATCAGGTGCGAAAAATTTGCCTTCCGGTAATCCTTCCGAAAACAATTGAGCCAGCCGTGCATTGGTTTCTCCAGGATTGGCATAATATTTCGCCATGTACTCTGAGTTTTTTATTCGAATACTGTCTTCAGTCTTTTTTAATTTTGTCAGACCGGGGGCCAATACGGGAACTAAATCTTCAAGATCAGAGAGAATTGAGTCATTAAGTTGTTCAGAAACTTTGTCTTTTGCCTTGTCAAGTTGACCTTGACTTTCCTTAAGCGCCCTTTTTTTTATATAGTCTGACGCCGTGTTTATAAAGTCGCGAATTTCGTCAAATTTCGGCTCGGTGATCGTAATTTGTCCTAATGGATTGGCCTCGGTAGGCGGTCCTTCAACATCCATTTTTATGCCGATGTTATGTTTTTTTAGCAAAGGTCTTATTAATTTTGGAAATTTTTCGTCTAGGTCTTTTTGAGTATCTTCTTTTAATTTTTTTAAAGCCCGATAGGCATCGTCTTGAAAACTTGAAACACTTGTGCCCCCAGACTGCCCTTCAATGTGTTGTATAGCGTGTTGAATTTCATGCAGCAAAGTGCTTTGAAATTCTTGACGACCCTCTGGTGTATTGGGGTACGACTGAACACCGATGGTTCTTGTTTCGGGCTGAAAATAACCACTCCTAGAAAGGGCTTCGAAGCCCTCTATAGGTCTAACCCGATACCCTCTCAATTCAGGATATTCCTGAAACAATTTTTTATGATCTAAAATCTGATCTAAAGTCGTCGCGGCTATCGAAGAGCTATAAGGCGCAGCTCCAACTAGGTTTTCATATCTATATGTCTCTCGGTTAAGGTAAGAGATTCCGGGCACCCCAGTCAACCTGTCCATTTCTCTTTTGATGTCAACGTCTAAATAACTGGGGTCTATTATTTCTAACCTTTCCTCCCCAAACACATTTTTTCCAATGGCAAGACCGCTTATGTTCGGACGATCTGCAACTTTTATCCTTCGTGTTAAAGACCCCTCCGGGTTTTTTTCAATAAATTGTTTTTGCTCCGTAGAATCCAATTTTGTTCCGGCAATTTTTAACGAAGCTTTTTCGTCGGGAATAAGAATTCGTAGATCGCCCTCTATTTCATCCCTGAAAATCGGAAAATTATTTTGACGTACCCGATATTGATTTTCCATTTGAAGGTAAGCATCTCTGTCCGACATACCCGCCTCTTTTAAATCTTGAAATTCTTTTTCCATCTTATTGAAAGACTTAGCGCGCGATCCGCCCCCTACTCCAAGAACCAACCCCTCCGGTGCGCCGCCCACTAATCGAGCAAGACTAGAAGTGCCGGGACCGTATAAAATACTTTCTGCTGTATTAATTACTTGCTGGTCCGCTGGGTCGTAAAGACCCCCTA